CTACTCATCCAGGTGCGGGGTGAACAGGTCGCCTTGGTCACGGGCGATTACTGCTTGGCGCATCCTTTTCACCACCTTGTAAACGAACGCCAGCGAGATGTTGTACTTCATGGCGATCTCACGATGGTTGCGACCCTTCCACTCATCAAAAATCTGTTGATGCAGCTTCGAGGCCTGTATGTGAATGCCTTTCGGCATGTACAGCTGTTGGCCACCCCAGACAGTAGCCATTTGCATGGCAACCTCAATACCGTGTGCCTCGGCAAGTTCGTCACTGACGTGAAGCGTTTCTTTCGCTGACTGGGTGACGTGGTCCGCCAAGGTCTGGAGCAACTCGCCTGCTGTGCTGCTGGGCTCTTTCATACACCCTCCTTATTAGTCACGCGGCTCTGCCACTGTTTCAGGTTCTCAATAACTCGGCTGGCCTGGCCGGTGTTAAGCCATTGCAGTGCTGAGACCTTCGTCATGTTCAGCACGAACTTAGCCAGAGCCTCCTCTGAAGGATCGCGGACGGCGCCCAGATCATGCAGAGTCAGCCACAGCGACCGGATTTTCTTGGACTGCTCGTCATTGGCCTTCGGCCGCTTTCCTGCTGCGTTTGGACGAACCTTAAAGCCCCGCTGCTTGAGCTGTTCCAAAACCTTCAACAGATTTGGAACGCTTAAGTCAGCGGTCGATGTCGCGCCGTCCAATACCTTCATTCCAGCCAGCATCATTCGATAGGTGTCGTCATCCATGCGCAGCTCGCGCCGTGCAACATGAATCAGCTTGATGTAACGCAGTCGGTCTGGATTGGAGGACGTCATAGTGTTCATGTCATCCCCCCATTGTCAGGAGTGCACGTGACTGGTGGTTCACCGCTTTATGCAACTGGGCCGACTTGCCGGCCTGGTAGCCGGCTGTTGAGGCACCCTCATCACGAGCTTTGACCTTGCGACGCTTGAGATTCGCCTGTTCCAGATCAGGATGATGCTTGGCCATATAGGCGTCGATGGCCTCTGCGACGTTCTCTTCAACGCCCGCGAACTCATCGACCTTGTGGTACACCGCATCGATCCAGCCGTTGGCGAAGTGATCACCACGTGCCGCCTTGGTTGAACGCTTGCAACGCTTGTTCTTGGGCGATGACAGGAACTCCCTACGAGCTTTTTGTAACTGCCGCTCTAGAACCTCGTAGGCATACCCAGTCAACTCCGGCGCTGCTGCACATCCGACAAAGATGAACCCGCCCCCAGTCAACCAGCTGTGCGAGATGATCATTCGTGTACCAAACGCATGGGCACACACCTGGGCCAGGCGCACACGCCACGTCGGTGGCACTCCGTCTGAGCCTGCCGCGATACTGGCTTCACATGCCATGCTGGCCAGCACGTCACCCATCTCAAGGTTGTAAAGCTCCATCAGCTTGTGAGCCTGGCGCAGTGCAATCTCAGCCTCGTTCGGGTTACTGGTTTTGGACTTTGCCATCTCCAGACATTTCTTGATTTTCTCCAGCAGACGGTTGTCGTCCATCTCACACCCCCGCAATATCAAGGCTAATAGCGCGGTACTGATCCGAGTCACCGATCCGCTCATACACACGGATATAGGATTTGGAGCCGACCACCTGGCACGCTTCGCCGATTGCCTTCATAGCGCGCTGCCAACGCTCGTCCTTGATATCCAGGCGGCGCAAAGCAAGTACCCGTGCGGTACGGATCTCGCCCTGGGAGTCGGTGCGGAACGCGTCATTGGCAAGGGTGGCCACCTCTGGCCGAGCGCCTTGGGTCCAATCACGCAGACATTCATCGATTAATGCGCGTGCAGCTTGGAGTCGTTCGTCGAAAGCAATCGACTCCTGTACTGAACGCTGGATTTTGAACTGGCCATCGAAGCTAAAAAGAGTGACATTGCCTTTCTTGCCGCCGAGTTTAATGTCGTACTGTTCGGCGCTCAGTTCGATAAAGGCCTCAATGTCACCAAACGCGACGGCCTTGAAGTCGACCAGCTCGGAGTTGAGTTTACTGGCGCGATCCACCAGATGACGCACCAACCGATCACGCTCGATGTCGATTGGCTTGATCAGACTCGCGGGCACCATACGACCCTGTGCGTCTTGCCAAAAACCTGCGGGTACTAACGGTTGTGGGGCGTTACTCATAATGTTCTTCCTTAAAAGAGGTGGCGCAGTTGCTGCTCGGACTGATCACGCCTTGCGTCGGCTTCGCGCAGTTCGCGCAACCGTCAGCTGAAACCTGGTGCGCCGAAGCAGTCAGTGTTTTTTGAAGTACTTCGACGATGTCCCGAATGCCGACTACATGACTCTCAGGTTTGTTTTGCATTGCGGCTGTCAACCTGGTGATCGCGTTGGCCACGCCTTTCGGTGTGTAAAGCTGTTCACCGAGCGACTCGACGAGTTCAAGTGCGTACTTGCGCCCTTGCAAGCGCATGTATTGGTTAATCCGCGCCGTCATTGGTCCTGCTCCTTCACCAAGGAAAACCATGAAACGTAGATGCCGCGGATCTGCACTGAGTGGCGAGTCATGCACTGCAGCGTCTTACTGCTCTGGCTGCGAATTTCGTGAGCAAACCGGCGCGCAATTACGTCCACATTGTCGATGGAGACAACGATTCGCTTTTCGAGGAAGTTCAGCTCCAGGACAGGAACGCCTGCTGCGCGGATGTCGCGGGTCAGGTCGTTGAACGTCGACAGCAATGGCTGAAACTCTGGTGCCAAGAGGCTTAGCTGGGGTTTTGGCTTCGGCGGTACGAGCGATAGATTAGGCATGTCAAACCCCCTTCACGACATCAGCGGTGATCTTTGGCACGCCCAGCTGAGTCGCGAGATTCATCGCCGCAATCACCAGGTTGCCGATGGCCAGCGGGTACAGCAGGGAAACGGTCTCGTCGCGAACACCGCGCCGGCTCGGCTGGGACAACCGCGCAGCAATGGCCTGAATGCCGCTTGCATCAATGACATCACCGAGTTCTTTTCCCGCACGGTCAAATCGGAACTTCAAGAATTCTTCCAGGCGACCGCCTTCGATTGGCGTCAGGGTGACCCGCTCGCAACGCTGCACCACTTCCCGCACATCGGCGTTACGCTCACTGAGTTTCACCCCCAGCTCGGGCTGGCCGATCATGATGATGCTGACCAGCTTGGTGAAACCAACCTCCAGCTCCAGGATGCGCTTTAGGTGCTTGAGCGTCGGGATCGGCAGGCTGTGTGCTTCTTCAATTACCAGGCAGTGGCGATAGCCCGCCGCGTGGGACTCCTTCAGCGCCTTGTGCAATTGAGCAAAGCGGGCCTCAGGGCTGCTCTTCGGTTTCGCGAGTGGCGCGACAGCCGCCATCATCGACTCGGCAATGTGAGTGCTTTTCAGGGATTTACCCTTGGTATCGTTGTCTTCGGACGCCAGGACGTAAGGCTCGATGATGATCACCGGGTCATTGTTCTCAGCAATACGGTTCACCAGGTCACGGCGAAGGGTGCTTTTACCGGCACCGGATTCACCCTCGACCGCGAGGAACCCGCCGTGGCGCGCAGTCTGATACATGACCTCGCGGACGTAGCGAATATCGGGACTGACCCACATGTCCTGGGCGCACTGCAGCTCATCAAACGGATCGCGGAACAGACTGAAGGCTTTGCGGGTATTTGGTTGCAAGGTCTGTTTAGGCAGTAACATAGGTTCGTCCTCCCCGGACGGCTCTTTTTTAAGGGCCGGATCTGCCGTGTTGGCGCACGGCAGATCCACTTCTTCAAAGGCGTTGGCGATATCGGCATCGTTGGCGCCGGATTCGGTCAGGAACACACGAATGCGCCCCTGCAGTTCGTCGCAGTCCAGACTGCGCGGCCAGTGGCCGTGGTTCAGCAGCTGAGCCACCGTGGCGCCACTGAGACTCAGCGACTCGGCCAAGGCCGATTGAGGGCGGCCCACCCCCTGTAAAATTTGCTTTAGCTTCAACATCACTCACCTCCAACCGCAGCCAACACCAGGCTGAACGGCTTGCGCATGACCTCAACAGGTCGTTTCAGCTCAGCCTCAATGGCATCAAGCCGCTCTTGTGGAATTCCCTCCGGGTACTTCTGTTGCAGCCAGCTGAAGCTTTCGGCCGACCAGAGATTGGCCAGGCGCGGTTGCAGCCATTTCGCTGCCTCGACATGGGTCAACAGTGCGTGCTCCACGGTCGGAGCATTGACGTTTAGCGATGTACCGCGACGTGGCAAATACGACGGAAGCACGGTGTCATTGACGTGTTTATGCGGATCGATCAGGCCACCGAACGGAACCGCCTTGGCCTTGCGAGCAGCTTCGGCGTCGGCTTGATTGGTGGTGCCGGTAGCGAGCTGTTCCAACACCTTGCGCGATACCTGAGCCGGGGTTTCGGCGTGGCTCTTGTATTGCTCACCAATCGTTGCCGAGGTTTCGGCAAAGCCGAACTCGTCCATCTCGATTCGCTCGATGACGTGATAGTTTTCGCGACCGTCTTCACCGACCAGGACTGCGATTGCCGCATCCTTGTCGCGCCAGCAGTTGCGGGTGATCAACAGTTTTTCACCGACCATTACGCCCGGTACCGAGCAGACATCGAACTGAGCGCCACGGAACGAAACACGCAGCAGGTTGCTGACCTTGCGGTACTCCGGCGTACTGACCGCCAGCTCCCGGCAGACCTCAATGCTCGGAGCCAAGCGCAACTGCTCCTGCTTGATCAACTGCCAGACCCCATACCGGGTGCGGCGAGTCCGGGTATGGATCGAGGTGGCGTTGTAGTAACGCATCCACTGGCCCGCCCAGTTGTTGATCTGCTCCAGGCTGTTGGCCGCCTGAAACTTCAACGCACTCTCAAACTCACGTTCAACAATGTTGTGCGCCTGCTCAACCTGACCTTTAGCTCGTGCATTACCGACCTGATTAATGATCAGGTCGATGGACATGGCGCGGCAGAGGTTGCGGAAAATGCCGCTGGTCATCGCCGCGCCGGGGTCGGTCATCAGCATCCACGGCACACCATGAAACGGATCTGACTCGTGGCGTTTTTGCATCGCGTTGATCAACACGTTGCAGAGGTTCTCGGCCGACTCAGCGCCCAGCACGTACTCCAGGTACAAGGTGCCGCTGGTGTGATCGGTGATCACATACCGCCATAGCCGCTGGCGCTCGATCTTTTTCAAGTTCCCCGGCTTGCCGTCATAGAACTCGGCCTTATTCATCACCCGCGCTCCATCGTCAGCGAGGTAGAACTGCGTGGAGATCGACGCGTCCACTTGCCAAACATGGTTGGGGTGATTGCTGGCCAGCGACACCGCAGGTGCGTCATGCAGCAGCTGTTCCGGGTGCAACTTGTAACTCTGAAGTGCCCGACTGATAGCGCCGCTGGTCAATGGGCGAAACAAGCCAGTGGCTTCATCCACCCGACCAGCCGCAATCAAACCATTGCTGCGCAGCCGTTCAACTGCGCGCTCAATAGTGGACAACTGTTTGTTGTTGGCGCGGATCGACTCCAGAAGTACGGCTGAGATCAAGCGTGCTTCTCCCAGCGGCAAGGCACTATTACCTGCATCGCTGCGACGTTTACGCGGCTTGGCCACTCGGACCTCCTTCAGCTTGCGCTGAAGTGTTTGAAGGGAGACACCCAGTTCAGCCGCGCCCGCCTTGTAGACGGCTGTACGCTGACCGTGCGGTGCGTTGTCGGCGCGCAGGGCGATCTGCGCCAGTTGCTGGGTCTGTACTGGGTTCATGAATTAAGCCTCTGCCTGACTCAGCCATATTGGGGTGTCGCCCTGGTGTTCGGGCAGGTGAAACTCGCTGCGCACCGATGCCAAGGTGATTTCAAGTTGGTGAATCAGGGCGGCTTTAAAGGTGCGATGGTCTTCACCACTTTCTGCGGCGTGCGCCTCCAGCTTGGTGAAGCCTTCGCGCAACGAACCCGAGATGTTGGCTTCGGCCTCATATGCGATGGCCGCGACTTCCTGGCGTAGTTCTTTCGCGACCTCATCGGTAGGCATCGATTGAATGCGTTTGCGGGTTTTCGCCAGCTCCTGCTTGGTCTTATCCAGCTCGGCGGTTTTCTTCGCCATGACTTCGCTTTGCGCTTCGTAGTCGGCGTTGGTCTCGTCAAGGCGCTGGGTCAGCTCTTCTTTTTCCTTGGCGTGCTTGGCGATGATCTCTTCGGCCAGATCAATGAATGCGTCTTTGTCGCCGGTCTTGGCAACCTCAATCAGTGCGGCCTGGTGGTCTTCCGGCAGGCGACGGTACTGACGCATTTCACGGTAGCCGATGCCCATGCGGGACATGGACTCCAGAGCTTCTTCGCCGAATGCACGCAGGTTTTGAAGGTCGACATCAACCTTATCTTTGGATGATCCAAGCAGCTCGCAAAACTCTTCCCATGTTCCAGAAAATGCCGAACCGTCCGGCATGCTTTTGCCAGCCAATGCACGGTACAGCTTGTTTTCTTTCACATAGGCTAGTTTTGAAAGCCGAACCGTTCGGCAAAAATTGCCAAAGGCATCAGCCATCTGAGCTTGCCCGAGAAGCTGATTTAGTAGATCGCGCTCCTCGCTGTGCGAAGAGACAATTGTTGCCATCAAATTCTGATCAGCCGTCAGCGCTTCTCCGTCCAGTGCAGGCAGTTCGATAGCAGGTGTTGCGTCCAGTTTTGTACGCGCCATGGTGTTCTCCTTAGTTCGTCGAGCCAGCAGATATGCGCTGGTTAATTTCCTGCATACGGTTGGTCAGGCGGGCCATATGCTCGGCATGGGCCTGGGCGATCTGCAGCATTCCCACTGAGTGAGCGAAGCGACCGTTGTCCAGTTTCACCACCAAACCTTCTTCAACCAGCGTCTGCATGGCGCGGCTGATATTGCTCGGGCTGTCCTGGGTGAGTTGGGCCAGCTCTGTGTTGCTGAGGCCGGTCACGGTGTGGCCTTTCAAGGCCTTAAGAGCGCGCAATACCCGTGCAGCGGCAGAGACGGTACGGCTCATGGCTGCCCCTCCAGTTCGAGTTGTGGTTGTTGGGTTTGGCTGACATTGCCCCGGTGCCAAGCAAGCCCCTCCATTGCCGCCTGAATGGCAGCAAGGGTTTCATCGGCTTCGCAATTGTTGGCATAGAAGGCCAACAGCTTTCCGGTCGCGGTGGTCAGCATTTCCTGCAGGGCTTGTGTGTCCTGTGCGGTGCACTTGCGACCTGTTGGCACTGCAATGGTCAGACGCCCCGAGCTAGCGGCGATCCAGCGGGTGACAAAGTCGCAGCCGCAGGCCCGTTCATAAGGAAGGATAAAATTGGCCGGCATGCGACCCGTTTGCAGCCACTTGTAAACTGACCAATGATCAGTGACCCCCATCTCATCGGCGATACGCTCGACACCTTTGTTGTGGGCTTCCTTTGCGAAGTCCTTGCACAGCTCCATTGCATGGCGCAGGGAGGTCGGTTGGGCGTTCTTCCAGCGACGACGGTTCATTGGAAAGCCCTCGGCGGAACCATTTCCAAACAATTCCCGCGTTTGCAACTAGGCAAAAGGATTACTCCAGGCGCAATCTTTTCGGGTACATTCGCCGACATGGATACGAGATATGACCGACCGAACTGAAAGGCTGGAAGCGCAGGTGAATGCTCTGGCACAAGGCTGGTTACGCCTTGTTGCGATGCTTGAGGTTGAAGGACTGATAGCACCTGAGCGCATTGATCAGGTTTTGCGACCCATCCGCTGGCCGGGGCAACCGATAGAAAGCGAGGCGACAAAGACAGTGTCCTGGCTGTGCGATCAGTTGGCCGGAGCGCGAGAAGCTCGCCGTTCAAGGTAGCCATCACGCTGCCAACGCCATTGAAGGTTTGAGACCGAGCTTCACCGCAATATCATGAGCCTTGCCGTAGTTGGCTTTGGCTTGGCCATTGAGGACGCGATACACCTCGTTCCGGGTGTAACCGTTTTCGATAGCCCATTGAGTGAACGTTTTGCCGACACGACGGAAGTTTTCTTTCACCTGGTCGGCGGTTAGGGCTTTGGCATGGGTGGCCATAGTGGTGGCTCCTGTGATGCAAAGATAATTGGGTTATGTGGTAATCATGATGGTATCCAAAAGGATACCTGTCAAGTGGTGATGTATGCTTTTGAGTATCGGCGAGCGCCTTAGAGAGGAGCGAGAGCGGCTGGGTTACAGCCAATCTGCGATTGGGGCTGTCGGGGGAGTCAGGAAGCTTGCTCAACTGAAGTACGAACAGGGCGAAAGGTATCCGGGGGCGGACTACCTTGCTGCGCTCGCAAAGATCGGTGCAGATACGCTTTATATCGTTACTGGAGAGCGATCTGCGGGGTCACTCACTGCGGCCGAAGTAGAGCTGCTTGAGAAGTTCAGATCCGCACCTTTAGCGGTCAAGGCGGCCGCTCTTGCTGCTGTCACTGCTGGCTCTATCCCCGTGAAACAAACGTTCCATGGGGCCGTGGGCCAATCGGTTGCTGGCAATGTCACAAACAAAGCAGGTGTGACCTTCAATTTTGGGGATGTGAAATCCAAGGAGTAACCCATGAGCCAGGACTTTCATGGTGATGTGGGCCAAGCGGCGGCTGGCGATATCAACAATTACGGCATCAATATCAATCTCGCCGACAAAACCGAGACACGAGGTTTGGTATCAGCTCAGCGAAAGGAGCTGCATCAGTTGCGCGCAAAGTGTGAGGAACTAGGTGATGACCCGCGCGATGTTTGGCGTCGGGTTCATGCTCAGCTTGGGGTCACTACGATTAGCGAAATCACCGCCGAGCAGTTCGTAAATGCACGAGGCGTGTTGCAAGCAAGGTTGGAGTATCTGCAAGAAGAGGCTGATAAACGCAGGTTGGTCGGCAAGGTATTGCGGGTCGTCGCTGAAAAAGATGCCAAAGCTGAGATGAACAATTTTTGCGAGTTAACTTTCGGCCGTACTCAGCTAAACAACCTTCAAAAAACACAGCTACAAATGACACTAGAGTTCGTCCAGGGCTTCGTGCCAGGTCGACAGGAAACACCATTGATTCCCGAGGTTAGCAAGCTGGCCATCAAGGAGTTTTTGATGCTGCATCAGAAGAACGCAGCAGCCCTGTTTTTCGCCGGTATTTGTATTGGCGGCATTTTGTTTTAATTAAGGACGTGAAAATGAAAACAAGGATTTTGGGGTTGCTCGGGCTGTCGCTGCTGGGTTTGTCGGGATGTGGGAAAGAATCGTCCGTGCCCTCTGTGTTCGCCGTGTCATCGGATGATCAAGTAGTCATCAAATCACTGCCCGGTGTCCGTCAGGTTTGCCCTGGTTTGGACAAGTACGCTCAGACGTTTAGGAACATCCGCGTGGAAGACCATTTCAGGACATCCATTATCTTCGATGTCCCAGAAACAGCCCGCATTCCTGATGCTTACAAGGCTGGTGGACATACCTGCTATGTAGAAATTGATTCAGCTGGCAAAAGTATTTTCATTGAAAAACTAGCCTGCAAGTCGATTTGTCTAGACCAGCTGAACGCACCAGAAGGTCAGCTCAAAATTGACTTGCCGCACTTGAACGGATAATCCATATGGACTTCAATGGCAATGTAGGGCAAGTGGCTGGCGGCGACATTTATAACTATGGCGTGGGTGACCTGACCTACCATAGCCGCGAGCAAGTAGCTGAGCTACTTATCCATCTGCGCAAACGGCTAAAAGATGCTCGCAGAAAAACCCTATTCAATCCCCTCGTGGGGTGGATGGTCTTAGGTGCGTTGACGTTTCTAATAGAGCTATTTTCCGACATTGTCCTTGGCTACCCACTCCTGATCGCAGCGACTATCTTGTTTGGGATGATAGTGCCGTACTTTCTGTTCTTACGAGTTGAGCGTAGGTACGGCCCGATGATTTACGCGTATCGAGAAAGCATCACTACTGTGGAGATCTTCCAGCACAGCCGGGGCTGGGTTTAGTTAAACAGACCGTAAAAATCACCAAGCCAGCAATCTCTTTAAACTCGATTAAAAGCCCTCCTGTATCACGCCGCCCATCATGGCGGCGTGTGTATTTCTGGCGTCCGAAAGTGGCGGCGCCATTACAGGAGGCGTCCCATGCGACCCGAAACCCCTCGCGGCATCCGCAACTTCAATCCCGGCAACATCCGTCACGCCAAGGGCGTGCGCTGGCAAGGCATGGCCGTTGCCCAGTCAGATACCAACTTCGTCCAGTTCAATGGCCCGCGCTGGGGCATTCGGGCTATTGCCCGCGTGCTCATTACCTACCAGGACAAGCGCCTAGCCGCTGATGGCAGCCGGATTGACAGCGTGCGCGAGATCGTTGAGCGCTGGGCCCCAGCCTCGGAAAACGACACCAAGGCCTACACCCTGCAAGTCGCCCGCGCCATGGGGCTCGACCCGGACTTTGAAGGCGTCGACTTGTATCAATACGACGCTATGCGCGCCCTGGTGCTGGCAATCATTCGTCATGAAAACGGCTCGGGTCCACTGCCAGGCGGTCAGTGGTACGGCGAATCAGTGATCGCGGATGGGCTGGCCCTGGCTGGCATCGAGCGCGGGGTACAGCACGGTGCGGGAGTCCCCGCATGAAACTGATCTGCGATTGGCGATGCTGCTACAAACTCTACAGCGTCCAACTCGGCGTGCTGATCGCCTTGTTTGGCTTCGCTCAACTTGAGCTGCTGCCGTTGTGGCAGGCGCAGCTTTCACCCAAGGCTTATGCCGCGTTCAACAGCGGTTTGGGCCTGCTGCTGTTCGTCGCTCGCCTGATCAAACAAGGCCCTGATCAGGAGGTTCAGCCATGAGACTGAATCTGTTTGGTCGAACCTTCACGGCGCTGATAGCGGGCTTGTTCGGAACCTGGCGCTGGACCATTCCCAGTACAGCCGCTGGCACCTGGATCAGATCCAGCGTCATGCCTCCAAGCTCCCATGGCAAGACCGGCATCACAGCGGCCAAGCGCCGCGCACGTAAATCACGCAATCGCTTGAGGCATCGTCATGGGCGCGCTTGAACAGCTTGTCTCGCCGTTACCGGCCCGCCTGGCGACGGCGTTCTTGGCTTGCACCCTCAGTGCAGCGGCAGCGGGCTCAGTGGCCTATGGCTTTGGGTTTCGTTATGCCCAGTCGTTGGGTGCCACCGACCTGGCAAACCTCAAGGGAACGCATGCAGAGCAGGCGCTCGCCGCCGAGACCGCCAACCGTGTGCATCTGCTGCAGCAAGTCACCCGTGCCACCGAAGCCGAGGCTCTGCTGTTCGCCACGTTCAACCGTTTCACAGAAGAAAAACGCCAGCTCCAGGAGCGCATCTCCCATGTCACGACCCAATACATTGCCACGCCTGGCACTGTCGCTAAGCCTATCCCTCGTTGTGTGTTCACTGCTGGCTGGTTGCGCGACTACAACGCAGCCCTTGGTGTGCCCACCCCAAGACCAGGCACCGCTGCCACCACTTCTGAAAAAGCGGCCTGGCCCGCCACCGGCACTGACGCCGAGCTACTGGAAAGCGGCGTCACTGCGGCCGACATCCTTGCCCACGCCCAAGACTACGGTGTGTGGGCCCGCTCCAACCTCGCCCAACTCAACGGCCTGCTCGATCTCCAGGAAAAGGACTGATGCCCTATGGATGTAGCTGAATACGCTACAGAGGAAGACGACACCGACGAGGCGGTACTGCGCGCCCGCACCAGTGGGTTGCAACGTCGCTCAGGTCGCTCGGGTTACCGCTGCGAAGAATGCGGTGATGCCATTCCTGAAGATCGCCGCCAGACCGAGCCTGGTACCGAACATTGTTTTGATTGCATAGACGCCTTGGAACACTTGGCCACGCGGAGTTTTGAATGAACTTGAACGAAGTGAACTTCGGTTTCCAAACCGTGCAGTGGCTGATTTTGACAGTGCTCGGTATCTACACATGGTTGACCAAGCGCCAGGCAGCCAGCGGTCAAGAACTGCTGGAACTGCGTACCCGCATTGTCGCCCTGGAGGAGCACGTCCGGCACCTTCCAGACCAGACCGCTGTCACCGACCTGTTGGGTGATATGAAAGCTGTACGGGCCGAGCTGTCCGGGGTCAAGGAAGCGCTTGGCCCTTTAGCCCGTTCGCTGGACCGGATCAATGACTACTTGCTGCGAGAAAAGACATGACCCAATACGCCGACTTTCTGCGCCAGGACATCCGCCTAGTGATCCTTCGCCTGTTGGCCGAGATGACCGGTTATCGCGCCAACAGCTCAGTGTTGACCATGGCCCTGGACAGCTACGGGCATACCCTTAGCCGTGACCAAGTGAAAACCGAATTGAACTGGCTGGCCGAACAAGGCGCATTGACCGTTGCCGATGTTGGCCCTGTGCTGGTAGCCACGCTCAATGAGCGCGGGCAGGACATTGCTGCAGGACGCGCTCGTGTTCCCGGTATCAAACGGCCGGGGGCGTAACCATGGCAGGCAAGTCCTCCATCAATCGCCTGCCTTCGATGGTCAAGGCCTACATCCAGAAGCTATTGCGCGAAGACCGCATGACCCTAGACGACATGCTGGCCGATATTCAGGCGCGCTTCCCCAATGAGAAAGCCCCCAGCCGTAGTGCACTGGGCCGCTTCAAGCTCGGCTTTGACGAACTGACCGACAAGGTCCGCCAACAGCGCGAAATGGCCGAGGCGTTCGTGGGCGCGTTCGGCGAAGACGCCTCGGACAAAACCGGCGTGTTGTTGGTGGAGGCCATCTCGACGCTGACCTACCAGGCTGCCATGGGCGCCCATGAAAAGGATGAAGTGACCATCGCCGAAGTCTCGGCCCTGGCCCGCGCCGCCAAGGCCACCATGGAAGCGCGGACGATGAGCGTGAAGGAACGTCAGGTCATCGAAAAAGCGGCCCGCGACCGTTTGCTCCAGGAGCAAGCCGCCGAACTGGACAGCGCGGTGAAAGCCAAAGGCATGACCGAAGACCAGGCCATGTTCTGGCGCCAGAAGTTCCTGGGTGTGAAACGATGAAACCCTCGTCCAGCACGCTGCGCGTCATCGAATGGGACGAACTGCCGCCGAGCGTCCGGGAAATCCCCGAGGGCTATAACCCGCTCGATGACGGGATTCTGATGGCTCACCAGTCGGAATGGCTGGGCATCGACGCGCAGATCAAACTCTGTGAAAAAGGCCGCCGTACCGGCATCACCTTTGCCGAAGCGCTGGACTCGGTCATCACCGCTGCCTCGCAAAAAGTCGCGGGCGGCATGGACTGTTTTTACATTGGCGACACCAAGGAAAAAGGCCTGGAGTTCATTGGCTATTGTGCCAAGTTCAGCCGGGTAATGGCTGAGGCTCAGGCATCGGGGGTCAGCGAGATCGAGGAGTTCCTGTTCGATGACCAGGACGAAGCCGGCAACACCCGCCAGATCAATGCCTACCGCATTCGTTACGCCTCCGGTTTCAAGATCGTTGCACTGTCGAGCAACCCAGCCGGCGTGCGTGGCTTGCAGGGCAAGGTCATCATCGATGAAGCCGCATTTCACCGTGACGTGTCGGCCGTCCTCGATGCCGCCACGGCGTTACTGATCTGGGGCGGTCGTATCGTCATCATCAGTACCCACAACGGCAAGGGCAATGCGTTCAACCAGATGGTCAACGACATCCGGGACAAACGTTACGGGGACAGCGCCGAAGTCTACCGGGCTACCTTTGATGACGCTGTGGCCAACGGCTTGTTTGAGCGGGTTTGCTTCATGGCCGGCAAAGTCGCTACGGCCGAAGAGAAGGAAGCCTGGTACAAAAAGATTCGCAACGCCTACGGCCCGCGCAAGGCACAGATGCGCGAAGAGCTTGATGCAATCCCACGTGACGGCAACGGCGTGTGCATTCCCGGCGTGTGGATCGATGAGGCCATGCGCCCCGGTCGGGTTGTACTGCGACTGGCGTTGGACGATGACTTCACCCTGCAGCCGGTGTATCGCCGTGAAGCCTATGTTGATGACTGGATCGGGCGCTATCTGACGCCCTTGATGCAGCAGGCTTTGGCGCCTGATCTACGTCACTTCTTGGGCATGGACTATGCCCGGCACCGGGACTTTTCCATCATCTGCCCGATGTCTGTCGATCAGGTTAGGCATCGTGATGTGCCCTTTGTGGTGGAGATGCACAAGGTTCCAACACGGCAACAGAAACAAGTCCTGTTTTACATCCTGCGCGGGCTACCGCGTTTTGTCGGCGCCGCGCTGGACGCGACCGGCAGCGGCGAAACACTGGCCGAAGAGACAGCCGATGAGTTCGGCCATAACCGAATCCAGCAGGTGAAGATCAGTCGCTCCTGGTACGGCGCCTGGATGCCGAAATTCGTGCAGTTGTTCGAAGACGCCACCATCACATTGCCGCTCGATGACTCGTTGCACCAAGACGTGCGCGCCATCGAAATGGTGGACGGCATCCCCATGATCATGAAAGCCCGCTCACAAGACCACAAAGACCCGGACCTCTACCGCCACGGCGACTTCGCCGGGGCCGGCGCGTTGGCCAACTTCGCCACTCTGGAAGTCGCCTCAGGTCCCATCTCCGTCAAATCACGCCGCCCACGCCAGGGCAAACGCATCACCCAGGGGTACGCATGAACAAGAGAGGCCTGTGGGTCAGCCCCACCGAATTCGTCAGCTTTGCGGACGCCAAGCGAAGCTCCAACCTTGACCAACACATTGCCACCCGTGGACGGTCCAATGCGGGCGGCTCCAGCGGGGCAAACCTGCCAAACCCGGACCCGATCCTGAAAGCCCAGGGCAAGGACATAACCGTGTACCGCGACCTGCGCAGCTCGGCATTGGTTGGCGGCAACGTTCGTCGCCGCAAAGCTTCGGTGCTGGCGTTGGAGCGCGGTATCAAACGCGGCGATGCGCCAATCAAGGTGGAACGTTTTATTCGCGATTGGCTGTCGGATCTTGATCTGGACCGCATCATTCGCGAGCTGCTCGACGCGCCCCTGTTCGGCTATCAGCCTGTCGAGCTGATGTGGCAGCCGGTGGGCATGAACCTGGTGCCGGGAGACTTGCTCGGCAAGCCCGCCGAATGGTTCTTCTACGACAAGGACAACGCGCTGCGTTTTCGCTCCAAGGAGGCTGGACAAGACGGCGAGGTGTGCGATCCGCAGCGTTTTATCGTCGCCCGGCAGGACGCGACCTATGCCAACCCGTATGGCTTCCCGGACCTCAGCATGTGCTTTTGGCCGGCGACCTTCATGAAAGGCGGCCTGAAGTTCTGGGTGCAGTTCACTGAGAAGTACGGCAGCCCATGGGTCATTGGCAAGCACCCACGCGGCGCCACTGATGGTGAAACTGATTTGCTGCTCGATAGCCTTGAGGCCATGGTGCAGGACGCCGTTGCAGCCATCCCGGACGACTCCAGCGTGCAGATCATTGAGGCCGCCGGTAAGGCGGGCAGCGCCGACGTCTACCGTGAGCTGCTGGAGTACTGCCGCAGTGAAATCAACGTCGCCATGCTCGGGCAAAACCAGACCACTGAGAAGGACAGCAACCGCGCCAGTGCGACAGCGGGTGCCGAAGTCACCAAAGACATTCGCGACGGTGATGCGGGTATTGTTGCGGCGTCATTGAACGCCTGTATTCGCCTGGTCGTAGACCTCAACTTCGGCACCGACGTTGTGGCGCCGCTGTATGAACTGTGGGAACAGGAGGAAATCGACAAGACATTGGCCCAACGCGACAAGTCGTTGACCGAGTCCGGGGTGAAGTTCACCAGCGCGTACTGGAAACGCACTTACAACCTGCAGGACGGCGATATCAATGAGGCGGCGGCCACCGCCGAGTCGCCAGAGTTTGCCGAGCCGACCGTGCGGCCTCTGCTGGATCAGATCGCCCTCGATCAGGCCATCGACAGCTTGCCCGCCGAAGCGTTGCAACAACAGGCCGAACAGGCCGTGGCCCCCTTCATCGAGATGCTGCAACGCGCCCGCAACGACTCCGAGGCTCTCGGTCTACTGGCCGAGGCACTGCCGCAGATGGACGGCGAGGCGCTCCAGCAGCGACTCGCCGATTTGTTGTTCATTGCCGACACTTGGGGCCGTTTGAGCGCCAATGCTGACCGGGAGGATTGACATGGCCGTCACAGAGAAACACCTCAGCCCAACCGACCTCAAAGCCGTCTTTGGCCTTGAACCCGCCAAGGCCATCGCATACCTCAAGTTCAAGGGATACGCGATCACCTGGGATTGGCAGGAGATGCTCGACCAAGCCCACGATCAATCCTTCACCGTCGCCAAGGCGATGCGACTCGATTTGTTATCAGATATTCGGAGCGCATTGGAAACAGCGCTCCAGGAAGGACAAACCCTCAAGCAGTTCACCGAGGGCATGCAACCGACTTTGGAGGCGCAGGGCTGGTGGGGGCAACAAGTCATCGTCGATAGCGACGGCGTCGGCGAGCTGGTCCAGTTAGGCAGCCCACGCCGGCTCAAAACGATCTATCAGACCAACCTGCAAAGCGCCTACATGGCCGGCCGTAAAGCCAACATGGAGGAAACCACAGACACCCATCCGTACTGGATGTACGTTGCGATCCTGGACGGCAAGACGCGCCCAAGCCATCGGGCGTTGCACGGTCAAGTGTTCCGCCACGATGATCCAATCTGGTCAGCGATCTTTCCCCCAAATGGGTTTAACTGCCGCTGCCGCGTGGTGGCCTTGAGCGAAGCCGCCGTCAAACGTCGCGGGTTGAAGGTCGTATCGAGCGACGGGCGAATGTTCACCGAAACCGTAGAAACCGGAATCAACAAACGTACCGGTGAAATCAGAACAGCCACGGTCACCGGTCTGCGCACCAGCGATGCAGGAGGCCGGGCCGTAACCTTCCGCACCGATCCGGGTTTCAATCATGCACCAGGCACCGGACTGGCCGAGGTGTTGAAGCGTAAAGAGGCAGCCGCTTAGGAGGCGCAAAATGTTCACAGTTGAATTAGATCACCAGCGATTGCAGAACGCCCTGCGAAAAGTTGAGTGGGCCGTCGGGGATCTTGCACCGCTGATGCGTGGCGTTGCCGCCGAGCTGGTAAGCCAAACAGAAGAGAACTTTGAAAACGAGGGGCGGCCCGACTGGGCCGACCTGTCCGATACGACTACCGAGCGCCGGGCAAAAAACGGCAACTGGCCGGGCCAGATTTTACAGGTCAGTGCGGCGGGTCTAGGGGCCTCGGTCACCAGCCTTGCAACCGACAGCTCAGCGTTAGTCGGCAGCAACAAACCCTATGCGGCGATGATGCACTTCGGTGGAAAAAAATCCGAGTTCCCGCATCTGTGGGGTGATATTCCAAGTCGGCCATGGTTGCCGATGGACGCCGAGGGAGTCCTCCAGCCCGAGGCAGAGGAAGCCTTGCTTGAACTGGCGCTTTCGCATCTCAGACAAACCACTAACCTTTAGTTCCACAAGGTAGACGCTAGTCACTCAATCGGGTTGCGGATAAATACCCTGAGACAGGCATCATCAGATCCATCAAGGTCAAACTCGACCGGCGCCAAGGATTGGGGTCCTGTACTAAACTTGATGAGTTCTGACCAAGTGGGGTTTGTATGATTTCAGAGATGATGACGCGGTTGGCTGACTTTCTTCATAGCGTTCCGGATGTAATTTGGTCAGGAGTCATTGCATCAGTGCTAACGCTGAGTGGGGTGTTGATATCGAATTACGACAATTCCAGGCGTTTGCGGATGCAGCTCGTCCACGATTCCGCCGAGAAATCAAAGGAACGGATAACAAGTATTCGTCGTGAGATCTATCTACGCGCAACAGACGAAGCACTCCTGGTTATGAGGTATTTCGTAAGGCTACCGCACGTAGATTTGGCGGAGACCAATCCGTCGGACGAGCTACAAGGCTTCCAGTCCACTTTATCAAAGCTGAAGCTGGTCACTGGGCCGGCCAATTTATCTCTCGTGACTTCACTGGATACAGAATGCACCGTCCTCTTTGTGAAGTTATTGCAGAGTGCTCAACCAGTACAGGACCTACGCTCGGAGGTAACCGGGTTGGATGCAGAGATTGATTTCTTTGATGACCAGTCGACAAAAACATTCGCAGAGAAAGAAAACCTGAACCAACATGCTGGGTCTGACAGCCAGCAACTAGCGGCATTGATGAGGCTTCATGAAAGCCAGTTGGCAAAAGTGGCTCAGCTTACTCAGTTAAGAAACGCAAAACAGGAGGAGTTAGATGCTCGTATCAAGGCTTACTCCAAGGCAATTTATTCCGAGTTGACTTCATTCGGAAGGCTCTTGGAGCAAATATCAATAGTAATGCGCGCTGAGCTTGGGCTCACAACAGATACTCTCGCCTACGCCGTAGAATCGGAACGGCTGCGGATTGAAATGGGGGCGTTGGTCGATAGGACTTTAGACTCCATGCATTCGTCCAAATAACCTGGCAGCTATCGCACGCACGCACAGCTGACGTAGACACCACAAATAACGGTGGTCAACGTGTCGGATCGCGGCGAGCAAACAGTCCGGCGGAAAACTGGTCCTGAATTACTGGAACAAGCCGAACGCGTATAACGCCCTCAAGAGCGCCACGCGCCACTCGCGGCTCCGGTTCTCCTCCCTACTACAGAAAAGCCGTCGTAAAGGCTTTATAAAGACGTATTGGGCCTCTCTTGGCGCGAGGCCGCGCGTAAAAGGAGATTGCGATGAGCCAGATGAACAAAATGGAGCAAGAGGTGGTTTATCTAACCGCCGTGGTGGACCTGATTGGATCAATGGTCAACAAGGCCATGTTCAGTGTCGTCGGAGATGGCGGGCATAAAAACGTGTGGTTCGAATCATCCACACACCGGCAACTTTTCTCAATTTTTCTGGTGGATTTTCTATCGCCAACTGATGCAAAGGCACCTGTTCCGTCAAAACCGTACTTGGCCGCACTGAATTCTGTTGCGGAAAAACCAAGCTTCGACGTTGGCGGATCTGTCCAGTACCTCAGCGAAGCGGTTGCCAGTTTCAAGGACTGGTTAAACGTGGAGATATCCGTCGATGCTTGGTTGCCATCCATTGACCGTCAGGTGGTGCTCCGGATCCCTAGATACATATTGCTAAAGAACGAGGGGGACATCTCAAAGCACAACTCACTGCGTTCAGTTGGCGTTGCTGAAGGGTTACAGAAGCTTTTAATCAAGGCGGGTGAGCCGACCGAGCTGTACCAGGCAATGTTGGTCCAGCAAGACATTTACGACATTTTTCATGACGATGTTTGCGCTTATCACGCCAGCACTATTGCCGAGTTTTTAAATGGTTTGTGGTGGGGAATACAGAACTATCTACAGCCTGAGTACAACCGCAGTTTTACGCCACCTGAAGGTGGCTTCCTGATTTACGGTTTCAAGCCCCCTCCAGAGTTGAAGCATCCCTACGCCAAAGCCTGCTACAGGACGCTTATGAATCAGATTCATAAAGGACCGATATTCAAACCCTTTACCGTGACGTGTCACCTCAAAGGCAAGTATTAGCCCTTCTGCGGCACTCTTTAAACTCGATTAAAAGCCCTAGGCCACTCACTGGCCCAGGCTGTGCGCATTACCTCGACGCAGCGCACAGCCATGAAATCACTGCACATCTTCAAATCCGGCAGCCACACCGCAATGAATGGCGTCAGCTTCGACTTTAGCGAGTCCGATCTGGCCGCCACGGTGGACGCATACGACCCGGCCCTGCACGAAGCCCCGATGGTCATCGGCCACCCGAAGCATGACGCCCCGGCCGCCGGCTGGGTTAAGTCGCTGACGGCTACCGCACAAGGCCTGATCGCCGAACCGCAACAGGTCAACCCCGCTTTCGCCGAACAAGTAGCCAAGGGCAGCTACAAGAAAATTTCCGCCTCCTTCTACCACCCAGACGCAGTCAACAACCCCGTGCCCGGCGTGTACTACCTGCGCCATGTCGGTTTTCTCGGCGCCCAGCCGCCGGCCGTGAAAGGACTTCGCCCCATTGAACTGGCCGACGGCGAAGAAGGCGTTGTCGAGTTCGGCGACTACGGCCACGAACTCAACTCCGACATGTGGCGCCGTTTCCGCGAATGGCTTATTGGCAAGTTTGATAAAGACACCGCCGACCAGGTGGCCCCGTCCTGGGCTATCGACAGCCTCGCCGAAATCGCCCGACAACCCGTGCCAGGTGATCAACCCGCTTTCTCTGACCCCACCCGATCCACTGAGGTAACCAGTATGTCCGTCCAAGACAACGCCGCCCTGGAGGCGGAGAACAAGCGCCTGAAGGCTGACATCGCCAAGCGCGACAAGGCCGCCCGCACCGCTGTACAGGACGCTATCCATGCCGCGAACACTGAGTTCGCCGAGAAACTGGTGGCGGCGGGCATGAAGCCGGTGCACGCACCCGCAGTGATTGCCGCGCTGGACTACGCCGACTCCAGCGAAACGCTGTTGGAGTTCGGTGAAGAGGACGCCCGCGAGCCGTTGAGCGATGGCCTGAAGGCGATCTTCAGCGACCTGGCCGGCGGTGTCAGTTTCGCGGAAGTCGCCACCAAGGACCGCGCCGGCAAAACCGTCACCCAAACCACCAACCCGCTGATGGCCGATGCCGAAGCCCGCATTCAACGATAGGAGGCCCCATGGCCACGTTTACTCAACCGAAAGATCCGGGTGATTTGCTCTTAGTCGAGGTCTGCACCGGCTGGACGAAAGACAAAGTCACTCTCTTGGGCGGGACGAATTACCCGTTCGGCCAGGTGCTGGCGAAAGTCTCCGGCAAGTACCAGGTACTCGATCTCGCGGGCACCGGAGCAGCCAAGAAGTCCGCTGCCGTCCTGATTGAGGCCGTGGATGCAACGGTCAGTGACATGCCTGGCGTGGTGATTTCTCGCGGTGCCGTCATTGAACCCGTCGAACTGGCATGGCCGGCCGGCGTCACCGAAACCCAGAAGGCCACCGCCCTGGACGAACTAAACGCCCTGGGCATCGTTGCCCGTACGGCCCTGTGATCAGGAGTACTCCATGAATCTGCAAGACATGTTCAGCATCGCCAACCTCACCGCCGCCGTGAACAAACTCCCAGCCATTCCCGGCAAAGTCGGCGCCATGGGCTTGTTCGATGAGAAAGGCGTCACCAGCACCAGTGTTGTTATTGATGAGCGCGAAGGCCGACTGGTGCTTGTGCCCAACACCTCCCGTAACGACGATCCAGCCCCAATGAAGGGCGAAAAGCGCAAACGCCGCACCTTCGAAACTTTGCATCTGCCGATCAATCGCCCCCTCTTGCCGAGCCAGTTGCAAGGCATCGCGGCGTTTGGCCAGGAAAGCACTACCGCACCTGTGGCCACTGTGATCAATGACAACCTGCAGGAGCTTAAAAACAGCATTGAGGCCACCCGCGAGTTTCAACGTGTGGGCGCATTGCGCGGCAAGCTGCTGGACTCGGACGGCGAAGTCCTGACCGACCTCTTCAAAGAGTTTGAGGTCAGCCAAAAGAAAATCACGGTGGCGCTGGGTAATGCCGGCACCAACGTGCGCAAAGCTTGCCTCGACGCCAAACGTTACTCCGAATCCAAGTTGGGTGGCGTGATGGTGACGGGCTTCCGCGCACTGTGCGGGCCTGATTGGTTCGACGCGATGATTGACCATGAAAAGGTCAAAGCCGCGTTTGCCAATTACCAGGAGGCTCAAGATCGCCTTGGAGGCGATGTGCGCTCGGGCTTCACCTTCGGCGGCATCGAGTTCATCGAATACGACGTCACTGTCAGCGGCCAGCGCTTCATTCCGGCCGATATCGCCCAGGTGTTCCCGGTGGCACGTGGCGTGTTCCGTATGTTCAACGCCCCGGCGAACTACAACGAAACCGTCAACACTCTGGGTCAGCCTTTCTACAGCAAGGCCGAGGAACGCAAATTGGGCAAAGGTTGGGATCTCGAAGCCCAAGCCAATCCGCTGGCCATGTGCTTGTTCCCGGAAGCCCTGGTCGAGTTGAAGGCGGGCTGACCTATGCGCTACTGCACCCGTGCGGACATCGGCAACGCCATCCCGGAGATGACGTTGCTTCAGCTTTCCAACGATGACCCAGCCGCCTCGCTGCCCAATGAAAGTGTTATCGAGGATGGTGTGCGTCAGGCGGAAGAACTGGTCGATGGATACCTTCGCGGAAGGTACAACCTACCGCTCGATCCAGTGCCGACGGTGCTGCGCGATGCAGTGGTGTACTTGGCGCGTCATTGGTTGTACCAGCGCCGCCCGGAGGGTGCTTTGCCCGATGCGGTGAAGGACAGCCGCAAAGACACGATTAATCTGCTGGTGAGCATCCGCGATGGCGTGGTCACGCTTGGCATGCCCACCGGTCAAGCCGCACCGGAACCTGGTGAGATCCGTGTGCGCTCACGTCGTCAGCAGTTCGATACCGATCTATGGGGGCGCTACTGATGAGCGAATCCACGCCTACAACTCAAACCGAGCAATTGCTGGAAGCGATGCGTACTCGGCTGCAGGAGAGCTTCGGGAAGGCGTTGATGGTCGAGCTATTCCCCGAGAACCCAGTCGGATACCGACTCAACCATCCACGTGGGGCGATTTTGCTGGCTTACGGCAAATCAACCTTCGGTGGTTCAGAAGCTGGCGATTCGATTTTCCAGGCACGCAACATCGTTATTCGATTGACCCTGGTGTTTCGCCAACTCAATGGCAAGGACGGCGTGGTCAGCTACCTCGACCAGATCCGCACCTGCCTCACGGGCTGGTTTGCACCGCACTGTGACCAAGCCTGCCGTCCCATTGCCGAGCACTTTATCGGCCAGATGGCGGGGCTC